TTTGGATGGTCGTGCATTAACCACAGTTTTTACTGATGGTTGGATGGATTTTGAAACAGGTGAACTTAAGACAAGAAGTCAAATATATTTAACCAAACAATCATTTTATTTATATTTATTTAAAGATTGCGTCGATAAAAAGACTTTGGTTATTTATTACAAAGAAGAACAATTAAACGAATTGAAATTATTTATAAGACAACTATTAAAAACCTATAAGAATGGAACAACTAACAGCAAATGAATTAAGAGAAAAGATTAGTAACGGAGAAAACTTCGTATTGGACTTATATGCCACTTGGTGTGGACCATGTAAGGTTATGTTAAATAATCTAACTAAAGTTAATGAGTCATTGATTAGTGAATCAACTGACAGACCAAAATATGGTATTTATAAATTCGATGTTGATAGTGACATGGACTTTATGAGAGAGTTGGGAATCAGAAGTGTACCAACAATAAAAATATTCAAGGAAGGTTCTGAAGTATTTTCAAGAGCTGGTGTTATGTCACCAACAGAAGTCCTTGGAATGTTAAACTAATAACTATGAAAGATTTAAGTGTTGTTGTCTATACAATGAAGGGATGTCCTTTTTGTACTGACTTTAAAGAAATGTTGGTAAACGAAGGGATTGAATTCTTTGACCGAGACATCGAGGAATATGAGGAAGAATATAATGTTTTTGTTGAGATTACTGACAACGACATGATTCCTGCTCTTTTGATTATTGAAGGGAATGAAGAATCACATGAGTCATTCTTATATGCTCCTGAAAGAAATTACGATGAGCTAAGTGAGGCTGTTTCTATTATCAAAGAACACAGAAAAAAAATAGGTCTTGTTTAAAAGATAACAAAACCATCAACTTTCTTTTTTAGAAAGTCATAATCCTGAAGTGGGTTGGTTAATTCAATAGACCAATCCACTTTTTTTATTTCCGTATTTAACCAAGACATGTCGAAATCAAACACATCCAAAATTGCTGAAGTTAAAACCTCATCAACTTTTTGATTTAAATTTATCACAGAAAATACTGGGTCACCAGATTCTTCTTTGTTTGTTGACAGATTAAATATTAATGAATTAATAGGGTATGATGATGGGATGTTATAGAATATATGTTTACCATAATAATATAGTAAACGACCCTGAGACAACGAATACCCATGTGGAAACTCTGATGTGTGAACCAAAGAGTCGTCATCTTCCATTTGTTTAAATACTTGGTCATGGACGTATGATATAGATGGATTTTCAAGATATGATTTGGATTGAATCATACTATAAGAACAATTATCTGAACCATAATAATAACGGAAACTTAATGTGTCTAAAGGTTTAATTTTTGAGTCATACTCAATTAAATCTATGGTGTGTGAGATTTTATATTCACCAAGAAATTCCTCGTATTTTGAAATAAACTCATCTCTAACTTTTGCCAAGTCTAATGGCTCGGCATGAGTTGTTTTACCTTTAATAACATAGAAATTATAACAGTCAACAACTTGAATAATTGTTTGTTCTTCTTTTGGGATTTTGTTTAATATGAAATCTGATAATAAGTTTACGATGGATAATTTACTTTTTGGTGATTTTAAAACCATGATACATTCTTTTAATATTTATTGTTGTATGAATTATAGTAAATTTTATTCATAAAACGAACATAATATAATATATAAACTACCTTCAAGGTATTTATAGGATAAAGAAAATCTTTGGATGGCCAAGAATATAACGATATACCCAAGTAATAGTACTCCATTAGCAAATCATATACCACATATTGATTTTATAGGTACGGGAAATAATTTTATTTTATCTATAAGTGTGTTAAACACTGCAGCGATTGCGTTTAGTGGTAATAGTGCGTCACCATATCCTGTATCAATTTATGTTGACCCAACCAATTCTTTAATATCAGGTGATACTTTAAATGTTAAGGATTATTTTTCTGTTGGAGGTACACAAGTAATTAATGGAACTTCAAATTGGATTGGACCAACAACTAATATTGCTGGTGCTCAAGGAGCACAAGGGGTTCAAGGAAATACGGGACCACAAGGTGCTCAAGGAAGTACGGGAGCTCAAGGAGCTCAAGGTAATGCCAATGTAACTGGCGCTCAAGGAAACGTAGGAGCTCAAGGAGCTCAAGGTTCTCAAGGGGCGACAAATGTTCAAGGAGCTCAAGGTAATACAGGAGCTCAAGGTAATACAGGAGCTCAAGGAAGTATTGGAGCTCAAGGTTCACAAGGTGACCAAGGGGCTCAGGGTAATACAGGAGCTCAGGGTAATACAGGTGCTCAGGGTAATACGGGACCACAAGGTTCTCAAGGAAATGTTGGACCTCAAGGTAATACAGGACCACAAGGTGCTCAAGGTAATGTAGGGGCTCAAGGTAACACTGGAGCTCAAGGTGCTACGGGAAATACAGGAGCTCAAGGTGCACAAGGAGCTGTAGGGAATACAGGTGCTCAAGGTGCTGTAGGTAATGTTGGAGCACAAGGTTCTCAAGGGGCTACGGGAAATACGGGAGCTCAAGGAGCCACGGGAAATACGGGAGCTCAAGGTACTCAAGGTAATACAGGTAATACAGGTGCCCAAGGTAACACAGGACCTCAAGGGGCTCAAGGTAATATAGGTGCTCAAGGAAATGTTGGGCCACAAGGTGCTCAAGGTAACGTAGGAAATCAAGGAAATCAAGGTGCTCAAGGTAACACAGGAGCTCAAGGTAATACAGGACCTCAAGGGGCTCAAGGAAATCAAGGAGCTCAAGGAAATGTTGGACCACAAGGTAATACAGGTAACACAGGAGCTCAAGGAACTCAAGGTAATACAGGTAATGTTGGACCTCAGGGTGGACTTGGATTTCAAGGTAATCAAGGGGCTCAAGGTAATATAGGAAACGCAGGAGCACAAGGTAATACGGGAAACACAGGAGCTCAAGGGGCTCAAGGTAATACAGGAAACACAGGAGCACAAGGTAATACAGGTGCGACTGGAGATAAAGGTAATCAAGGAGCCACAGGTAATACAGGAGCTCAAGGAGCCACAGGTAATGTAGGTGCTCAGGGGGCTCAAGGTGCCACAGGTAACACAGGTGCTCAAGGCAACACAGGACCTCAAGGAGCTCAAGGTAACACAGGTGCAATAGGAAATACGGGTGCTCAAGGTAATACAGGACTACAAGGAGCTCAAGGTAACACAGGAGCTCAAGGTAACACAGGAGCTCAAGGTAACACAGGACCTCAAGGAGCTCAAGGTAATACAGGAGCTCAAGGAAATGTTGGACCGCAAGGTAATACAGGAAACACAGGTGCTCAAGGTATTCAAGGTAATACAGGAAACACAGGGGCTCAAGGTAATACAGGAGTGACTGGTGATAAAGGTAACCAAGGTGCTCAGGGAAACATAGGACCTCAAGGTAATACGGGAAACACAGGTGCTCAAGGTACCCAAGGAGCAACAGGTAATACGGGGGCTCAAGGTAATACAGGGCCACAAGGTGCTCAAGGTAATACAGGACCAACGGGTAATGTCGGACCTCAAGGTAATACTGGAAATATAGGTGCTCAAGGTACTCAAGGAGCGACAGGTAATACGGGAGCTCAGGGTAATACAGGACCTCAAGGACCTAAGGGAGTTCAAGGTAATACAGGAAACACAGGAGCTCAAGGAAATACAGGAAACCAAGGAAGTCAAGGAGCTCAAGGTAACACAGGAAACACAGGAGCTCAAGGTAATACAGGAAACACAGGAGCTCAAGGAACTCAAGGAGATACAGGTAATGTTGGACCACAAGGTAATACAGGACCTCAAGGTGCCCAAGGGACTCAAGGTAATACGGGCAATGTCGGACCTCAGGGTGCGGTAGGACCACAAGGGGCACAAGGTTCTCAAGGTGGTACGGGTAATACTGGTGCTCAAGGTGGGGTTGGACCTCTAGGTGCTCAAGGGGCGATAGGTTCTCAAGGAAATGTGGGACCTCAAGGTGGTGTAGGAAACCAAGGAGCCCAAGGACTTAAAGGTGGTACAGGTGTTCCTGGACCTCAAGGTGCTACAGGTAATATCGGTGCTCAAGGAGGTATTGGACCAACAGGTGCTCAAGGTGCTGGAGGTAAAATAGGTCCTCAGGGAGCTCAAGGCGCTCAAGGTGCCCAAGGGAATAGAGGTCCTACAGGTGCGTTAGGAGCTCAAGGAGCTCAAGGGTCTCAAGGACCTCAAGGTAATACAGGACCATTGGGACCTCAAGGGGCACAAGGTAATACAGGAGCTCAAGGTACAAATAATATTACTATTGGGCCTTTAGGTGGTATAGGAAACCAAGGCGCTCAAGGAGCATCGGGAACTTCATCAACAGGGGCTCAAGGAGCTCAAGGGGCTCAAGGGGCTCAAGGAGCTGCAGGAGCACAAGGGGCTCAGGGGGATACTGGACCTGCAGGAATCACGTGTATGAATTTTGATGTTTGGATTGCGGGAGATTGTGTTGATGTCTGTGCAGGTTCAGTTAGTAGAGTTTCTGTTTGGTCTGAAAATCCTTGTACTACTAATATTTCTCAGTGTTATTATTTAGACCAAACTAATTGTCAAACTCCAGTTTCTGATTGGCCTTACGGGCAACGATTTTATACTTGTCAGCCAACTTTTCCTCCTGATTGTGGTGACATAGACCCATCAGGTTGTAATAGTGGTGTAAGTACTTCATGTACACCATCAGATTCCAGATTAAAAAGGGGTGTTCAAACATTGACTAATTCATTAGAAAAATTAATGATGATTGATGCGGTTGAGTATGATTGGAATGATAAGTTAAGACAATACGATTCACTTCAAGAACAAGAAAAATTACATACAATCGGATTAATTGCTCAAGAAGTTAAAGAATATTTCCCTGAATTAGTTTCAATTAATTCTGATGGTTATTATTATATTGAATATACTAAATTAAATGCGGTTTTGGTTGAAGCCATAAAACAACAACAAGTATTTATTGAAGATATTGATAAAGAATTGGAATTTATTGAGTCCAAATTAAAATATGGCATCTAACGTTATAATATTCCCTTCAGGTACGACCTCAAATACCAACCCACATTTTGTTTTTGATGATGGTACTAATAAGTTGCAGTTTAATGTTATCTCTGATGCTTTTAGTAATCCAACATTATCGCTTTCATCTTCAACTGTATCTGCAGGTTTGGTGATTACTTTAAGTGGCGCGGTAATTTCATCAGGTTCAAGTGTTACTAATGGTGGATTATATGTGGGAAGTACTCAAATGATTGATTCTTCGGCTATTTGGGTTGGACCGACAGCGGGTATTAAAGGACCTCAAGGTGCTCAAGGTAGTACAGGGGCACAAGGTAATACAGGAGTAACTGGTGCTCAGGGGGCACAAGGAGTTCAAGGGGCACAAGGTGCAATTGGTGCTCAAGGTGCTCAAGGTGCTCAAGGTTCACAAGGTGTTACAGGAGCACAAGGGGCTCAGGGAGCTCAAGGTGATGTCGGGGCTCAAGGGGCACAAGGGGCAAATACAGGAGCTCAAGGAGCACAAGGTGCTAAAGGAAACCAAGGGTCTCAAGGGGCTCAAGGAGCAAACCAAGGAGCTCAAGGTAATACGGGAGCTCAAGGTAATACGGGAGCTCAAGGGGCTCAGGGAGGTGTTCAAGGTGCTCAAGGTAATACGGGAGCTCAAGGTTCCCAAGGTTCCCAAGGAGCTCAAGGAGCGAGCACAGGAGCCCAAGGGGCTCAAGGTTCACAAGGAGCTCAAGGTTCTCAAGGAGCTCAAGGAGCGAATACGGGAGCTCAGGGAGCTCAAGGTTCACAAGGAGCGACTGGTTCACAAGGTGCTCAAGGTGCGAATACGGGAGCTCAGGGAGCTCAAGGAGCTCAAGGTAATACAGGTGCCCAAGGAGCTCAAGGTGCATCTCAAGGTGCTCAAGGTAACACAGGAGCCCAAGGAGCTCAAGGTTCTCAAGGAGCTCAAGGTGGAGTTCAAGGTGCTCAGGGTGCCCAAGGTGTTCAAGGAGCTCAAGGTAACATAGGTGCTCAAGGGGCTTTACAAGGTGCTCAAGGTAACACAGGGGCTCAAGGGTCTCAGGGTTCGCAAGGAGCTCAAGGTGGAGTTCAAGGAGCTCAAGGTGCTCAAGGTTCACAAGGTAGTACAGGAGCTCAAGGAGCTCAAGGTGGAGTTCAAGGTGCTCAAGGAAACCAAGGGGCTCAAGGTGGTACAGGGGCTCAAGGAGCTCAAGGAGCGTCTCAAGGGGCTCAAGGAGCTCAAGGTTCACAAGGAGCTCAAGGTTCACAAGGAGCTCAAGGTGCAAATACTGGTGCACAAGGTAATATAGGAGCTCAAGGTGCTCAGGGAGCTCAAGGAGCTCAAGGAGCTAACACAGGTGCTCAGGGAGCTCAAGGTGCTCAAGGTGCTCAAGGTTCACAAGGAGCTCAAGGTGCTGCTCAAGGTGCTCAAGGTAATACGGGAGCTCAAGGTGTTCAGGGAGCTCAGGGAGCTCAAGGTGCATCACAAGGTGCTCAAGGTAATACGGGGGCTCAAGGAGCTCAAGGTTCACAAGGTGCTCAAGGTGCATCACAAGGAGCTCAAGGTAATACAGGAGCTCAAGGAGCTCAAGGTTCCCAAGGTGCCCAAGGAGGAGTTCAAGGAGCCCAAGGAGCTCAAGGTTCTCAAGGAGCTCAAGGTTCTCAAGGAGCACAAGGTGCCGCTCAAGGAGCTCAAGGTAATACAGGAGCTCAAGGTTCTCAGGGAGCTCAAGGATTTCAAGGAGGTGTCCAAGGAGCTCAAGGAGCTCAAGGTTCACAAGGAGATGTTGGTTCACAAGGAGCTCAGGGTGCATCACAAGGTGCTCAAGGTAATACAGGTGCTCAAGGTTCTCAAGGAGCTCAAGGTGCTCAAGGGAGTGTTCAAGGGGCTCAAGGAGCCCAAGGTGCTCAAGGAGTTTTGGGGTCCCAAGGGGCTCAAGGAGCATCCCAAGGAGCTCAAGGTAATACTGGTCCAACAGGTAATGTTGGAGCTCAAGGAGCCCAAGGTGCATCCCAAGGAGCCCAAGGTGCCCAAGGTTCACAAGGAGCTGTTGGTTCACAAGGAGCCCAAGGTGCATCCCAAGGAGCCCAAGGTGCCACAGGTGCCCAAGGTAATGTTGGTTCACAAGGGGCTCAAGGAAGTGTTCAAGGGGCTCAAGGCGCTACAGGTGCCCAAGGTAATGTTGGTTCACAAGGTGCTCAAGGAAGTGTTCAAGGGGCACAAGGGGCTCAAGGAGCGCAAGGGGCTCAAGGAGCACAAGGTGTTCAAGGAGCGAATACAGGAGCTCAAGGAGCTCAAGGAGCTCAAGGTCTTCAGGGTCGACAAGGATTTCCAGGAAGTGTTCAAGGTGCACAAGGTGATACAGGAGATGTTGGTGCTCAAGGTTCTCAGGGACCTGGTGGAGCGGTGCAAGGAGCTCAAGGAAATCAAGGAGCTCAAGGTTCAGGTACTGCAGGTCCTGTAGGTGCTCAAGGAGCTCAAGGAAATCAAGGAGCTCAAGGAGCTCAAGGAGCTCAAGGAGCTCAAGGTAGCCAAGGAGTGACACAAGGTGCTCAAGGTGGTCAAGGAACTCAAGGAGCTCAGGGTGCAACAGGTGCTCAAGGAACCACGGGAGGACAAGGTTCTCAAGGAGCTCAAGGAGCTCAAGGAGTTGCAGGTTCTGCAGGAGCTCAAGGAGCTCAAGGTTCTCAAGGAGCTCAAGGTTCTCAAGGTTCAAGTGGTGGTGCTCAAGGTAATGTAGGGCCACAAGGAGCTCAAGGGGCTCAAGGTGGACAAGGAGCTCAAGGGCCTACAGGTCCTCCATCAGATAGAAGACTTAAGGATAATATCAAAAAACTTGATAATGTATTAAATGTTACAAAACAAATTGAAGGTGTAACTTTTATTTGGGATGATGAACATTTTAAAATTAAAAATAATCCAATAATATCATCACCAAAAGCATTTAAAGGAGAATCAATTGGTGTAATTGCCCAACAAGTTGAAGAAGTAATACCTAATTTGGTATTTACAGATAAAGATGGATTTAAATCGGTTCAATATGACTTAATGGTTACATTAGGTGTGGGTAGTGTTAAAGAACAACAAATCAGAATTGAATCGATATATAATAGAATAAAAAATTTAAAGGATAAGATAAGTGGCTGAAAATATAGTAATAATACCTTCAGGTGGGACGATTAATTTCTTTGATACTACTTCAACTCAAACCAATTGGGTTATTGAATCTGGTACACTAAAATTTAAGAGAGGTTCTACCACTTATTTATCCATGGATAATACTTATCCAAATTACCGAGTTAATGTTAATTTAAGATTAACTAGATTTCTTATTAATAACTTTGGAAATTTAATTGGAACTACTGGATGGTTAGGTAGTGCTCAACCTCAAGGGCCTACAGGTGCTCAAGGGGCACAAGGAGTACAAGGTTCTCAAGGTGCTCAAGGTGGTAAAGGAGCCACAGGAAATCAAGGGGCTCAAGGTTCTCAAGGTAACGTAGGTGGTCAAGGTTCACAAGGTGGTATAGGAAACCAAGGAGCTCAAGGACTTAAAGGAGCTCAAGGTTCTCAAGGTTCACAAGGAGGTCAAGGTTCGCAAGGGGCTCAAGGGACTCAAGGAAATGTAGGTAACCAAGGTTCTCAAGGTGGACAAGGTTCTCAAGGTGGACAAGGTGCTCAAGGAGCTCAAGGAGCCCAAGGTTCACAAGGAGGTCAAGGTTCACAAGGGGCTCAAGGGTCTCAAGGTAACGTAGGTGGTCAAGGTTCTCAGGGAGGTCAAGGGTCTCAAGGAGGTAAGGGTTCACAAGGTGCCACAGGTAACCAAGGAGCTCAAGGAGGACAAGGTTCACAAGGAGCTCAAGGTTCACAAGGTTCCACAGGTAACCAAGGAGCGCAAGGAGGACAAGGTTCACAAGGAGGAAAAGGTTCTCAAGGAGCAACAGGTAACCAAGGTGCTCAAGGAGGTCAAGGTTCGCAAGGAGCTCAAGGTTCACAAGGAAACGTAGGTGGTCAAGGTTCTCAAGGAGGACAAGGTGCTCAAGGTAATGTTGGTAACCAAGGTGCTCAGGGTGCTCAGGGTGCTCAGGGTGGACAAGGGTCACAAGGAGCTCAAGGGACTCAAGGGAACGTAGGTAACCAAGGTGCTCAGGGTGGACAAGGGTCACAAGGAGCTCAAGGGACTCAAGGGAACGTAGGTAACCAAGGTGCTCAGGGAGGACAAGGTGCTCAAGGTGCTCAAGGAGCTCAAGGTGCTCAAGGAGCTCAAGGTTCTCAGGGAGGTCAAGGTTCACAAGGAGGTAAGGGTTCTCAAGGAGCAACAGGTAACCAAGGTGCTCAAGGCGGTCAAGGTTCACAAGGAGCTCAAGGAGCTCAAGGAGCTGTTGGATTTCAAGGTGCTCAAGGTGGACAAGGTTCACAAGGAGGTGAGGGTTCTCAAGGAGCAACAGGTAACCAAGGAGCTCAAGGAGGTCAAGGTTCACAAGGAGCCCAAGGTGCTCAAGGTAACCAAGGTGCTCAAGGTTCTCAGGGAGGACAAGGTTCACAAGGAGCCCAAGGTTCTCAAGGAAATATAGGTGCTCAAGGCTCTCAGGGAGGACAAGGCTCACAAGGTACCCAAGGTTCACAAGGAAACATAGGTGGCCAAGGAGCTCAAGGAGCGCAAGGTTCCCAAGGAGGTAAGGGTTCACAAGGTGCAACAGGTAATCAAGGAGCTCAAGGAGGACAAGGTTCACAAGGGGCTCAAGGTTCCCAAGGAGCCGTTGGATTCCAAGGTGCTCAAGGAGGGCAAGGTTCTCAAGGAGGTAAGGGTTCACAAGGTGCAACAGGTAATCAAGGAGCTCAAGGAGGACAAGGTTCACAAGGAGCTCAAGGCTCTCAAGGAAACGTAGGTAACCAAGGTGCCCAAGGAGGACAAGGTTCACAAGGAGCTCAAGGCTCTCAAGGAAACGTAGGTAACCAAGGTGCTCAAGGAGGACAAGGTTCACAAGGAGGACAAGGTGCTCAAGGTGCTCAAGGTGCTCAAGGTGCCCAAGGAGGTCAAGGTTCACAAGGTGCTCAAGGTTCTCAAGGTAATACGGGTAACCAAGGAGCTCAAGGAGGTCAAGGTTCGCAAGGTGCCCAAGGTTCTCAAGGTAATACGGGTAACCAAGGAGCTCAAGGAGGTCAAGGTTCGCAAGGTGCCCAAGGTTCTCAAGGAAACGTAGGTAACCAAGGAGCTCAAGGTGGACAAGGTGCTCAAGGAGGTAAAGGTATTCCAGGAGATTTTGGAAATGTCGGTCCTACAGGAGGACAAGGTTCTCAAGGATTCACAGGTCCTCCAGGTGCAACAGGTAATCAAGGAGCTCAAGGAGGACAAGGAGCTCAAGGAAATAAGGGCTCTCAAGGCTCTCAAGGAGGTGTAGGAAGTAATGGTGGGCAAGGAGTTCAAGGTGCTCAAGGTTCTCAAGGTTCAGTTGGTGGACAAGGAGTTCAAGGGGCTCAAGGTGCTACGGGACCTGCTATTGCAACAGGAGGTGTTGGAGCTCAAGGTAATACAGGTGGACAGGGGTTCCAAGGACCAAACTTCGCAGGTGCTCAAGGTGCTCAAGGTACTCAAGGACTTCCTGGAATTGGAGCTCAGGGTAATACGGGAGCTCAAGGAAATAGTGGTAATACTGGACCAACAGGGCCTATAGGTGCTCAAGGTACTCTCGGAGCTCAAGGAGTTGCAGGTGGAGGACCTACAGGTGCACAAGGGGTTTCTGGAGCTCAAGGAGCTCAAGGTAATACTGGTCCGACTGGAGACACAGGTGCTCCTGGACCATCAGATAGAAGGTTTAAAAAAGACATTAAACCAATTATTAACTCAATAGAAAAAGTTAATAAAATTAGAGGGGTTAGATATTTTTGGAAAGATGAATATCTTTTTGATTTAAGTAAAAAAGATAAAGAAGATATTGGATTCATCGCCCAAGAACTTAATCACGTATTACCTGAAGTTGTGTTTGGTAGTGAAGAAACCATATTCCAAGTAAAATATTCTGACATCATTGCATTATGTATTGAAGCAATTAAAGAACAATCAGTTCTTTTAGATATTAAAGAAGAAAAATTAACACAACTTGAAAGTATTGCAAAAAATAAGGGATTAATTTAATCCCTTATTTTATTTAAATATAGTCTGAAAAATATTCGTTGATATTTTTATCAACTTTTCTTGAATCAGGATAATCAGGAGCCCACGCTTTTAAACATTCCCATCCTTCATGTAGTATACTTAAGTAATCACCATGATACTCTAAGGTACCTGAATGACCGTAAGCTTTATTATCTTGTAGGTAATCTAAAATGTTACTATAGAAATTGTGAATGGGTACTCTAAATTTTTGAACTTCAGTATCTTTTTTATATGTGTGAGGTCTTGATAACCATTCTCCAGGACCTTGAAAAAACTCCTCAAGTTTATCCCATATTGTATCATATAAGTCATCGGCATAAGCTGAATCATATGCACTACTATGTACACTATATAATTCACCCCTCAAGTCAATTAACTCATTATTCATTAATTCTTTCATTGTTTCTTTATCGTCAACAATTTCATCGATGTTTGTTTCATCAACAGTTACATAATCATTACCTTGAGAGTTTGCAATGGATTCAAGAACTTCAGTACTTGTTGGTATCTGTTGGCCTTTTAAAGTATCAATAATATATTCTTTAAGTCTTCTGAGATTTTCTTTGGTTAACTCCTCAATCACATCACGATAAACATCATCTGTTGAATAATCATAATAGTTATCGTAGTCTCCGTCTAATATAGATTCTATGGTCTCTGGTCTTAATTCATTTCTAAATGTGCAAAATAATTTGGAAAGCTCACCTCTTGAATTAAGAATTAAGTATGGATTACCATTAACAATTTCAACATCACCTAAGAATTTTTCAATGTACCTATCAAACTTTTCTTTGTCATTGGAATATAACCAAATAAGATATTCGTTCTGCCATTCTTCAGAGTCAGGAGCATCAGGGTTTACTTGAGACATAAGACCTCTTTTCTTTAATATATTAAAAAAAGTGTCGTAGTCGTTGAAATATCCTTCAACATCTAATTCTCCGTTATTAAACGAATCAATTATATCATCCATTGTCATATAATATAAATACGAAAAAAGGGACAATTTTCATTGCCCCCTCCTTAATTTTTTCAAATGTGTTAGATTACTTACTCGTTTTGTTTACGTTGTAATACTTTTCAACCGTTTTCTTGATAGCCGCTTTAACACTTTCGTTAGTTTGTTGTCTTTGAGCTGCAGCCTGTTGAACCTGTTGAGGTGAAGGCTGTTGTGATTGGTTTCCGTTATTTTTGCATCCGCATCCCATGGTATTGTATTTTAGATTGTTTATTTGTTTCCTGATAATAAATACTATCTTTGTGGAAATATAAGACTAAAAGAATATTTATCAATTAAAGATATAATGGATTTTTTAAAATTAATACAAGAAGGACGAGTTGACGACTTCAAAGCCAAGTACTCACAAAAGTTTGGTACAGAGAATGTAAATAAAATTCTTGGGGCGGTCCCACAAAAATATTTGGACTGGGTTGGTAAAAACTTGGACATGGTTAATTTTGAGGACAACCTTTCAAAGGTTAGTCAGGCTTTAGATAAGTTTCAAAAAATATCCAGTAATCTTCCAATCACAGATTTATTCCAATACAAAAATTTAGGACAACTATTGTCTGCTCTTTCAGAATACGAGGGAAGACAAAGACGAGTGGTTAAGAAAGTTGAAGGTGGGAATGTTGTTTATGATGATGGTAGATTTTTTGTGGTTAATCCATTAACTCATGACTCATCATGTTATTATGGTAAAGGTACTAAATGGTGTACTACTGCTGATTCTGACCACCAATTCAACAGATACAATCAAGACGGTAAGTTATTTTACATCTTGGATAGAACGGCTCCAAGTGATAATAAATTCTATAAAGTTGCCCTACTTCAAAAATTCGATGGGGACAAAACTTATTATGATGCTTTGGATGCAACAGTTAATGGTGGTTGGATTTTTGGAACAAACAAGTTAAACGAGATTTTAAGTTCGGTTGATGAATATATTAAATCAACTTATCCTGAACAGGTTAAGATTTTTACTGATAAAGAATTAGCTCGAAAAGAAAGAGAACGATTAGAAAAAGTAAGACTAGCACAAATATTGAGACAAAGAGAAGTTCAAGCTCAAGAAAGACGTGAAAACGGTGAATGGGATTTACCTGATACAGATGAGACTGGTTTAAAGGCAAATGCGTTATTACGAGTTCTTGAGATAGAAGGTGAGATTGAAGTAATGACCAATCAAGACCGAGGCGAGATTGCAAGAATTGAAAATGAAATTACCAGACTTCAATCGGAATATGATAATGACGAAGAAGTTAGACAAGATTTATTAGATGAGATAAGTGAGTTGGAAGATGAGTTAACCGAATTAGATAACAAGATAGATGTATATAATATTATCCCAACAGGTAGGTATTATGATGCGTCGGAGTTTGAAGTGATTGGTGCTCCTGAGTTAGAAGACCGTAGATATGTGGTTGGGGATGAGAATGAGATGGAATCAAGCTCTTATGAATATGTTGACCAACTACTTGATGATGTAGGATTTGAGGCTTTCAGACCTGAATTTGTAAAACAATATATTGATGAGGATGCGGTTATTTCATATGCCGAAGATTTATTTAACCAAGATGTTTATGAGAGTCCCGAATCTTATTTGGATGATTCTGATAGAAATTTATCTAAAAAACAAGAAGAACAAATTAAAATTTTAGAGGACAAGATTGAAAAATATCGAGAGTTAGTGTCCAAATTGGAAGGTAGTATAGATGGTGAGGATGATGAGGATGTTGAAGAAAGAATTGATGAGTTGAATGATGAGATTACCGACATGGAAACAGAGATTGAAGATATTAAAGAAGACCCTGAAGGTGATTTCCCTAACGAGTTACTTGAAGATATAATTGAAAGAAGAGTTGATGAAGCAAAATATGATGTGGAAGGTTTTATGAATGAGTGGGGGTTAGAATGGAATAACTACATAGATAAAGATGCGTTCATCAAAGCGGTTGTTGAAGAAGATGGATATGGTACCACATTAAATGGTTATGATGGAAGTGCAGATGAAATCGATGTTGAAGGTGTGACCTTTTATGTAATGAGAATTGATTAAGATTTTTATTTGGTTATAATTGTTATATGGGGAGAAGAAAGAAAATAGCGTTTAAGCTAAATCCTGAGTGGATGTTAAAAGAGCCATTGGACTTTGAATATAACAAATATACTTTATTAGATTACATACAGAAATGCGAACAAAGATTAGATAAGTTTGAAATTTATCCTGACTTTGTTGAGTTGTCATTACACTTGGCAAACATGCAATCATTATCCAAAGAAAATACTCTATTACTTACAGATAAAAAATTTAACTCTTGTGATGATGAAATCATGTTAAAAGATTTGTATCCAAAAAAACCAAGAGAAATGTCTAAAGAAGAGGAGGACGAGTTAAGTAGGACAATCAGATATTCGAACAACAAATTATTTGATACATTTAATGTTGCAAAATCCATTTGGAATATGGTATTTGATGAGGTTGAAATCTCAATCAAAAAGAATAAAGAACACTTGGCTGCGGGTTCAGGGTATGTTTTTTATTATAGAAAATTGGACAATAAAATTTATGTTTGGGAATACGAAATTAAAAAGAAACGAGGTAGTAAAGGAGTTAGTCAAACTTATATAACTAAGATATATGAGAACACACCTGACAAAACAACATTACTTTCAATTATCGAAAACCATTCCAAGTTTAACAAAACAGAGTATTATAAAGACTTACCAGTATTTGAAATGTCCTGTGGACAAGATTTTCCAATGGAACAATCCATCATACCAATTATGAAAAGAAAAATAACCGCATATATTTTTCAAATAGTTAACATGACTAAGACAAAAAACTTTGACTCTGAAATATAATATACCTATATTTGTATCGTGAGTTTCAACAAACGATATATCAATTACGAGAGAAGTTTATCATCACTTAAGGAAGATAGATTGGAAGAGTATTACGGTAACAGTGATGCTCTTTTTTTTATGGACAAAGCAAGCCACGAGATTTACAAATTACATTGTGAAGGTAAATCAGATAAAGAAATATTAGAAACAATTGAACAGTTATGAACGATAAAGTAACAAAAACCTTGATGTCCAAGTTGAGACAACCGATTCACATCGATTACATTTCAAAGTATATCCTAAGAATTCCTGAGGATGAAACAAGAGTCGTGTTAAATAAACTTATGGAAGAAAATGTAATTGAAGAATCTAATTATGCGAAAGATTACTATGTGATTAAAACCATGTAAATAAAAAATTTAATAAAAAGAAATATTATGTTTTGGATGTATTTTATCATGATAATTACAGTAATAGCAAATTTAATCATAATGTACTTTATGATTGTGAGACCACTTCAAAGAGAAAATAGGTCGTTAAAAGAAGAAATGCATCAACAAATTAAAATTGGTTTTTATAAAGAAAAAGAAGATGAGTGAACAAGTTAATCACCCACAACATTACGGAGGGGAAGATAATCCATACGAAGCTATCAAAGTTATTGAAGCGTGGGAATTAGATTTCCATCTTGGAAATACCGTTAAGTATATTTCAAGGGCGGGAAAAAAAGAAACAGATAAAGAATTACAAGACCTTAATAAGGCACTATGGTATCTACAAAGACGAATAGATAATTTAAAGAATAATAAGATATGATAGAAACAGGAAAAATATTACAAGGTGATTGTATTGAGGTAATGAAAACATTACCATTAGAATCTGTTGATTTGGTTGTGACATCACCACCATATAATGTTGGAATTGATTACGATAGTCATGACGACAGAATGAGTATGGAGGACTATTGGGACTTCACGAGACAATGGTTAACCGAAGCGTACAACACATTAAAAGATGATGGTAGGATTGCCGTAAACATCCCATACGAAGTGAACGTACAGGATAGAGGTGGACGAGTATTGTTCATGTCAGAGTTTTGGGCCATCATGAAACAGGTTGGGTTTAAGTTCTATGGTCTTGTTGACCTTGATGAGAATTCACCACACAGAAGTAAGACCACGGCTTGGGGTTCTTGGATGAGTCCCTCAAGTCCTTACATCTACAATCCAAAAGAGTGTGTTATCTTGGCTTATAAGAAAGACAGGATTAAGAAAATTAAAGGTGAGCCACAATGGAAGGCCGACATGGTTGACATGGAACAGGAGGATGGTACCGTAAAAACCAAAGCAGTATATCAAGATGAAGATAAGAAAGAATTTATGTCTTTGGTTTATGGTCAGTGGGAATACTTTGCGGACACCAAACAACAAACTAAGGCAACCTTTTCAATGGATATCCCAATGAAAGCGATTAAGATTCTTACCTATAAGAACGATGTCGTTCTTGACCCTTTTGCTGGTAGCGGAACTAGTTTGGTTGCAGCTGAGATTAGTGGAAGACGATGGATTGGAATTGAATTGAGTGAAAACTACAGTAAAGTTGCGAAAGAACGAGTTCAACATTTTGTCGACCAAAATAAACAAATGGAAATGGAATTTAAATAAAAGGGTTTAACAACCCTTTTTTTTGTTTTATGGATATTTATTAATAAATCATTTTTAATGGCGTCAATAATAATAACCGAAAAACAACTTGAGTTGATTGTGAAAGAACAAAAATCACAAGGAACTGAATTACTTCAAGAAGCGGAGTGGTATAATACTGTTGGAGATATTTTAGGTATTGTTGACCCTACACCAACAATTGATATCATTAATGGAATATCTTATTTTTCACAAGGAGACCATCTTTTTGGTTTATTAAGTTTAATATCTGCAATACCATATGCTGGTGATGCGGTTGGAAAAACTCTTATGGGTTCCTTAAAAATTGGTGGTGGAGCAACTAAAGGATTATCTGCGGCTATGAAATTAGCTAAAGCAGGTAAAACTGCCGAAGCTAGTGTTGCTTTGGCTAAATTGGCAGAAAAACCTGGTATGGTTGGTAGATTTTTACAAGGAGCTAAATCATGGGCACCAAAGGCTGCCTCATATGTTGAAAAAATGCCTGGAGGACTATTGAAAGGTTTTAAGAATACAATATTGGATTATTTGAAATTACTTGAAAACGCTGGTGCAAAGAGTCTTAAGTTCCAAAAAAATGTTGGGAACCTCTCAAAATATATTGGACTTGCAGCAAAACCTGCAGAAAATATCAAAGCCTTACAATCTATGTTAAAGAATGAAAAGATAATGACAGGTTTAACTAAAAAAGGACCAATGGCTAAAATCTTTCTTGGTGGAGCACCAAGACTATTCGGTAATCGAGAAATGAGAATACTAATGAGAAGAACTAAATTTTGGTTAGGTTTCTTAGATTATATTAATGTTGGAAATTTTGTGGGACCTGAAGAATTATCTAAAAAAATGGGACAAGCAAATATTCAAAATAAAATGGCGGAATATGCTAGAACACCTCAAGGTATTAAAAATGCTGAAGCTGATTTTGGTAATGCTCAATATCAAGGTGATGCACCTTCACAACCAAGTTCAGGTAGTCCAAGTATGGATATGCCAAGTTCATCATCACAATCAGACCCGATTCAAGGGTTCATGTCAGATATATTTGGGGGACAATTAAAAAATGCCGCAATGTTAGCAATATAATTAAAAAAATATGAAAGAAGAATTAACACTTAAATTAGTACAAATACAATTACAATTTAAATTTTTACATTGGCAAACATTTGGTGATGCCAAACATAGAGCCTACGGTGGAGTATACGATTCATTAGGTGACCTTATTGATAAGTTTGTTGAGTGTATGATGGGAAAATACGGTAGACCTGAATTTGAGTCAGAGTTTTCGTTGATGTTCCAAGACATTAAATCAATTAGTGTTCAAAACTTCTTGGACGGCATTACAGAATTTTTAGTGGATATGACAGACCAATTAAATCCAAGATACGATACAGATTTATTAAACTTAAGAGACGAGATGTTGGGAGACATCAATCAATTAAAATATTTATTAACATTAAAATCATAATATGGGAAAAAAAGTTATAAAATTAACGGAATCAGATTTAACAAGAATCGTTAAACGAGTTATTGCCGAACAAGAAGAAGGTGATTATAAAAGGGGTATTCAATGTTTCCTTAATAAAAGAGGGATTAAAGATGACTCAGGTCAATCATTAAAAATTGATGGTAGTATTGGTAATTATCCAAACTCTAAAAGTGCTCAGGCAATACATAGTTATCAATCCAAAATTGGTGTATATCCTGCTGACGGAGTTTGGGGAGAAGATACAATGAGAAAGATGCCAAATAAGGATAAAGAAATGTTCAAACAATGTGTTTCTGATTACGGTGATATCTTTGATAAAGGTGCTCACTGGCTTGGACTCGATTAAGGATGAAAAAAATACTCAAAGAGACAGGATTAAGAGATATTAATGCCTTGGCTAAAAGATACTCAAAGGCGGAAATATACTTCCACCAAGATTTGGATGGAGTGACGACTGCAATCGCGATGAAAAGGTACCTTGAAGACAATGGTATTGATGTAGTAGGTGCTCACATAATCCAATACGGTGACAAAGAATTCTCAGTTAAAAAGAACGATGCACAGGGAGACGTGATGCCAGTTCTTGTGGACTTTGCTCACGGTAAGCCAATGTTCGTAATTCATACTGACCACCACGACAAACAAGTTGGTGTGGAAAAAGGAACTTCAAAACAATTTAGAGGTGCACGTTCAAATGTCGAAACTATTTCTCAAGTAGTTTCTCCAAAAGATTTATTCCCATCTTCAGATATCTTATTAATCAATACTGTTGATTCTGCCGATTATGCTAAACATGACATTACACCTGATGAGGTGGTTAATTACATTTATCGTTTAGATAAAGACAAACCACTCCAAAAAAACAAAATGTTATTAGGTTTGGTTATTAACAAGTTATTGTTGGCGTTTAAAAACAAACCAGGGTTTTTAGAATCTTTAGTGATGGATTCAGAACCTTCTTTAATGTCTATCTTAAATAATATTAAAGATTGGATGAAAAGAACAAACGCGGCAACTCCTGAAGAAATGCAGAAAAACGCTGAGGGATATAAAGAAAGTATGAAGAATTATCCAAGAGTCAGTGATAGTATTATTTTCCAATATGGTGGTGGTAGTATGTTCAAACCTGGTTCTTATGATAGATATACACCATTTAGAAACAATCCTGAAGCCGATTTCCTTATCATGGCTTGGCCAATGGGATTAGTTCAAGCATCTTGTAACCCATTCAAAAAAGAAAGAGAGTTAAAAGGTGTTAACTTGGGTGAAATAGCTCAAGAAGTTGTGGGTAAATGGGAAGACCAATTAAAACAAAGAACAATTCCTTTATCAACTATTAAATGGGTAAGTGAAACCTCTGTTGGTCCTGAAAGTATTGGGTTCACATTCAAAGATTTCGAAGCGTTGTATGGGGATAAGTTTACAACTATGGAAGGTGGTGAAAAAGTATTGAACCACATTCACGATATGATGGAAACACCATTCAAAGATTTAACTGAAGAACACAAAGAGATGTTAGATAAAATTGGGATTAACGCTTGGGATTTAATTCAATCAAATTCAGGTGGACACAAATGTATCACAAACATTTCAGGTTTAAATTATTTAGGTAGAGGTAAAAGACCACCTCAAGGACAATACAGATATGATTCTGAAAAAGATGACTCACCTTCAGTTAAGTTTACGAAGATGATTGCAAATGAGTTTGAAAAGAAACTTAAAGAAAAGATTGCCGAATCAAAATAAGTACTCAATAGTATCACCAGCTTCGATACCTAAATAATCACAGGTACCACCTTCAAGTTCCAATACTATATTTCCATTTCCACCGTAACTAGGACATTCATTTCCACGACATGGAGGACAGTCGTGATGAATATTTACAATTACATTATTTCTAATGATTATGATATCCAATGGGATGATACAGTTTTTCATCCAAAAAGATTGTTTATCACCACCCATCAAAAATAGTAAACCATCAAAAGTAGAATCAAACCTTTTACCCATCATTCCGATTGCTTTTGATTTTCGGTCTATTAAAGTTTTAACATTAAATATATTGTCGTTGATTCTAACTTGCATATCTATAAATACAAATAATAGTGGAATATGACTTATTTTAAACTTTTTTATAAAAAAATTTGACTTTTATTAAGTAATGTAGTACTTTTGTAAGTGTTGGAGATATTTATAGTTTCAGTCAGAAATGACGGACATCCCCAAAAAGTTTCATAATATATATTTGACAAGATGAGAATTTTGTTTTAACTTTGTGAAACAATTGAGATGAGAGTCTCAAAAAAAAATGTCCCACAGGCATTTGATTATTCGAAAAAATAGTTTTATCTTTGTGGGACATTACTTTGAAAGTTCTTTAACATAAAATATATCGCGAGGTAGTAGCAGTGGTCAGCTCGTCAGGCTCATAACCTGAAGGTCGGAGGTTCGAATCCTTCTCTCGCTACTAAACAAAAAAAAGTTTACAAAAGATTTGGAAAATCGAAAAAGTATACTTATCTTTGTAAAACAATTAAGAAAACGTTCTTTGAATTAAAGATATTATCCGTTCAGGAAACACAAAAGTGTCGGTGATATTATCCACCGAGTAAATGGCAGAAAGTCCGCAGCTTGAGTGTAACTGATAAAGATATTGGGCGGTCTATAGTCCATAAAATAAACCATGAAAGTGGTATAAAGTGAATCATTTGGTTAAGTGGTTTGCGGCTTTCGAAAGAGAGCTCGAGTAGACAAGCGAGATATCGTTAGACCTTGAGTACCGAGGGTGACACTGTAGGGAAACTGGTTTGATGACCAAGCGATGTGGGTCGTTTGGTTGAGATGGGAACATCAATAAGAATAACTCGTAGAATTATTACAAGACATACGGTCATCCAACCGTACAATTGTGTGATTCATTACAAGAGTGGGTTTAAAACCGAAAGGTAAGAGGTCGTACAGGTGGTGCTGGTGATTCCTTCTTAAAATCTCTACCAAGGGATTTAAGATGAAACAAACTTGAAGTATGGAGATGGGGACATTTCAGGGAGTAGTTAAGTATCGTGTTGTTCAAAAGATAACATGGCTTGGTCGGCGAACCGCTACTTTCATCATCCACAACCGCAAACTTTGTTAATTAAGGTTTAACAACTAAAAGATA